GCTTCGTCCACCAGCCTCCCAAACCACCTTCTCTCCCTACTGCCGTCTGGATCAACAAGCCTCCCGACCAGGAGAAAACTCCTTAAACTTTTACGCCGTGTGTCTCATTTTTATTGACACGCACCGGGACCTATACGCGGGCGGAGAACAGTTCAGAGCGAACGCGGATCAGTATTTGGTCCGCCGGCAGAAGGAGCCTGGAGACGTCTATATCGAGAGGCTGAGCCGGAGCTTCTACGAGAACTACGTCGGATCGATCGTGGATTGGTACACGGCGACGCTATTCCGACGGGAGCCCGTCCTGACTTATGACGGAAAGAGTGAACGATCCCGTAAATTCTTTGGGCAGTTCGCGGAGGACTGCGACCTGAAAGGGACGAACCTGGCCGAGTTCTTCCGCAGGCAATTCGTGGAAGCGCTGGTGTGCGGCAAAAGCTATGTGTTAATCGACTTCCCACGGCTGAGTGAGCCCGTTGGAACGTGCGCGGAGGAAGACGAGCGCGGAGCGTCCAGAGCTTACTTAGTAGGCTACGCGGCGGATGAGCTTATCAACTGGAGTTACGACGAGCACGGGCAGTATCAATGGGTGGTGCTGCGAACGCAAAGCCTGCGCAAGGAGCGGTTGGAAGATACAGCCTGGTCCAAGCAGACCCGCTGGGTTTACTACGACAAAGAGAAGTACCGGATCTATGAACAGTCGGACGGCGGAACGAATCGCGGCCCCATTGAGGTTGTGGCGCAAGGCAGGCACGGGCTAGCGAAGCAGGCACGTGTGCCGCTGGTGGAGTTGCGGGTGTCGGAGGGGCTGTGGCTCTTAAATAAAGCCGCGACGCTGCAGCTGGAGCATTTCAACAAATCGAATGCTCTGGGGTGGGCGCTGACCATGGGCCTGTTCGCGATGCCAGTGATCTATTCGGAGCGGGATTGGAATCAGGTGATGGGCGAATCCTACTACATTCAACTCGGTCCGCAAGACCGGTTTGGATGGACCGAGCCACAAGGCACGGTTTACCAGATTGCCGCGGACAATCTGACGCGATTGCAAGAAGAGATTTACAGGGTATGCTACGTGACCCATGCGGGCGGATCACTCTCAGGAAACGCAACGCAATCGGGGATCAGCAAGCAGCGCGATTACGCCATCACGCAGGAGGTTTTGCGGGCCTATGGAGACGCCGTCAAGGATTCGATGAAGCGAGTACTTCGCGCGGTGGACACGGCACGCGAGGATGGACTGAGCATCGATGTTTCGGGCATGGACGAGTTTGATATCGGGGATTTTGGGACCGAACTCGCCGATGCACAGCAGTTGCTGAGTTTGGGGATGAATTCGCCGACGCTGCGAAAGCAGGTGTACAAAAAGCTGGCGTTTCAATTCTTGTGTGACGTTCGCCAAGAGGTGAAGGACCAGATCGGGCGCGAGATCGATCAGCAGCAATGATCGTCGGCACGAGTGCCGGCGCGGCACGCAGGAGTGCGGGCGCCACAGGAGGGTTATGGAAGAGCCACAGGCGGACGGGACGGAGCTGCGTTCTTTGATACGCGGCGTGATTGAGGAATTCGTGACCGCCGAGCAGGTGAAAGCGGAGCCCGCGTATAAGGCGGAGCTGTTGGAGGAGCGCAGGCGGCGCGAGGAATTAGAGAAACGAGTGAACGATCTAGTTCAAGAGAATCACCGCAGCCGGCAAATGGCGGACGAGGCGGAGCGGAGCTCGTCGATTCGCGCAGAGCTACAGCGCTTGGGTGTAGCGAAAGTGGATCTGGCGTATCGCGCAGTGAAGGATGATATTCAGCGGCGCGACGACGGCCAGCTGATTGCGCGGAGCGGGCCTGGAGAAGTCTCTCTTCGGGACCATCTCGCGCAGTTCGTGCAGGAGAATCCCGAGCTGCTGCCGGCCCGTATGACGGGTGGATCGGGCATGGGGTCGGGACCAAAGGCAACTACTAATGCAGGCGGGCTCGATCTGGATAAAATTCGGCCGGGCATGAGCCCGGAAGAACTGGAGAAGGTTCGTCAGGAAATCTCGAGGGTGGCCAATCAAGCACTCCGAGGCATGTGAGACGGCTGCGGGAGGCGGCTCAAGGCGAACACGTTGCCCAGTATAGGGCGAGAAAGAGACAACGAGGTAAATCTAAATGCCAACAATTACATCAACGAATGTAGCAACTGCAATCGTGAAGCTAGTCGCAGTGGACGCCTTGCCGGCGCTGGTTAGTAACCTGGTCATGGGCAACTTAGTCAACCGGGACTATGAGCCAACCCTGGCGAATGCGGGCGATACGGTGAACGTGCCGATACCGCCCACGCTGGTGGCGAACAACATCGCCGAAGGCGGGACGGTTCAGACACAAAACCCCAACCTAGGGAACGCGCAGATCGTGCTGAACACGCACGCTGAAGCCACATTCCAGATTCCGGATGTGACCAAGGTATTGGCGGTGCCGGATCTACTGCGGCTGTACATGCAACCGGCTGTAGTGGCTATTGCAGAGTCAATCGAGACCGATATTTTGAGCCTGTATTCGCAATTCACTGCGAATGCAGCCGTGGGGACGGCAGGCGTCGCTCTCGTAGAGAGTGTCGTGGACGCCGCGGAAACGGCGCTATTTCAGGCCAAGGTTCCGGCCATGGCGAGTAAGTACCTGGTGGTTGATCCGATCAGTTACTCCGCCCTTCGACAGATCCCGCGTTTTAGTGAATACTACTCGGCCGGCGACGCCGGGCTGCGCGCGCTGGTGGATGGCGCAGTGGGCAAGATCAAGGATTTCTTCGTGTTTCGATCACAATTGGTGCAATATACCGGCAGCTCGCCGGTAAATACTCACAATCTGGCCTTTTCAAGGGACGCGATCGGGCTTGTTATCCGCCGGCTGCCGCAACCGCTTCCGGGGACCGGCGCCATCGCCGAGTACGCGGAAATGGGCAACTTTGGAATTCGCGTGATCATGAGTTATCAGCCCAACACACTGGCGCAGCAGTTCACCGTCGATGTGCTCTACGGGACTGCGGTTCTTCGAAACTCGTTTGGAGTTCAGGTCAACAGCTAGTGAGCCGGCGATGACGCAGCGCGTGACGCGGGCGGATGCAGGAGCGTCTGTCCGCGCGCAAAGGAGGCAGGATGGACCTGAGGTCGTTTTATCAAAAGCTACGGAAGATTGAACAAGAGATCCCCGACTCGCACGTCGTGGTTGTGAGCCATGAAACGCCGGATGGCGGGCGAGCTGGACAACTGTCGGAAGTGTCCCGGTTTATCGCGGCCCGGCTCATCTTAGAGGGACGCGCCCGCCTGGCGACGGTTGCAGAGGCCGAGGAATTTCGGGAGGCGGCGCAAAAGGGCGTACAAGAAGCGCGGCAGCGGGAAATGGCGGGCAAGGTTCAGGTGAATGTGATTTCGGAGGCCGACCTGCGCGCGTTCAAGAGCGCGGTGCGAGTGGAGAAGCGGTAGCGAGCGCAGCGGAATGGCACTATTCAACGATGGCACCATCAGTTCGCCGCAGGACCTTCAAGAATACGATTCTTCGGTTCTGAGTGTGGCCAATGCAGAGGGTATCAATGTCGCCGTGAAGATGACCTTGGCGCAGCAAGATCTTGGGAATGAACTGATGTTGTTCCTCTTCCGGCGGGCGCCCTTCCGCGATTATCAGCCGAATTTCAGGCAATCGCGGGGCTTAGCCGACGTGGTGGTGACGGAGGCGCTGCAGCGGTGGCACGTGCTCGAGACCCTCGCGTTGGTGTATCGAGACGCGTACTACAACCAACTGAATGACCGGTATCAGGGTAAGTGGAATGAATACGAGCAACTGGCGAAAGCCAGCTCGCGCACCTATTTTCAACTCGGGGTCGGCGTGGTCGCGGACCCAATTCCGATGGCGCCGACGCCCGAGTTGTCCACGGTTCCGGGAAGTGGCGGCGCAGAGAAGGTTTTCGTGGCTGCGACTTCGGTAAGTGCGGCCGGGCAAGAGAGCGCTCCGAGCGCTTACTCAGAACTTAGCACCACAGCCGGCGAGGACCTGGTCGTGACACTGACGGGCCCCCCGCAGAATGCGGTTGGCTGGAACGCGTATGTTGCACTGTCGCCAAATGCGCCGACTCTCCAAAATGTTACTCCCTTGGCACTGGGCAGCAGCTGGACCATGACCGGAGCCTTGATTTCGGGTGCGCCGCTCTCGACGGGGCAGCAGCCGGCCTGGTTCATCGTGGATCACCGTGTCATTGAAAGAGGTTGAATAATGTTGCTGATCGCCGGCACAAGCACACAGAAAGTTGTAAGCATGCTGGCCGCTGGCGGCGGTTTACCCGCGGCACTAGAAGCCTTGAGTGTACAGCAGGGACTGACCCTGCCTCGGATCACGGCGCAGCAAATTATCGCTCAGAATGTTACCCCGGAGGTTTCCGACCTAAGCACGGTCAACAATTATCCGCTAGTTTACGTGTACTGCACGAAAGTAGTCAACGAGCTTCGGGAGAAATTCCGGACATTTTCCGGCGAAGCTCAGATGGTGGTGGAAGCCCGCGTATCTCAGGACCGGCTGGATCAGATCGAAACCAACCTGCAGGCTTATATGGACGCTATCACGCAGGCCTTGGACAATAGCCGCGGTGACTGGGGAGACGGGATATTCTTCGACGGCGGATACGAGGTTACATTTGGCGGAGTGAAGCACGGTGGGCGGAACTTTTTGCAAATCGCGAAAGTCGCATTTGCTCTGGAGATCAGCGCGGGTTAGCGCACGCAGTTTAGACTTCCTATGTCCTATATCCTTTCGAATGACAATCGGTTCTACGTCGCTCTGGAGAGCAGCTACGGCGTTGCGGCGACGGTCAGCGCGAGTAATCGGATTCCCGCGGTTAAGTTGACGGCCAAGCAGCAAACGGAGAAAGTTCAACGCGCGGATAAGACCGGATCGAGAACGTTTGCGGGAGATCCCAGCGGGCTGCGACCACAGACCAGCTTCGGCTTGACGACTTACATGGCGACCTGGAACGATCCCGGTGTTCTGCCGCCCTACAGTCCACTGTTTCAGGCGTGCCTGGGCGGATCTCCGGCGCAATCGGCTGGCGGCACCGTTGCGAGTGTGAGCGGTTCGTCGACCGTGGCGTTCACGGCCCCGCATGGGCTGGCTGTGGGTGGGGCAGTTACTAGCGGGGGAGAGATTCGGTTTGTCACGGTGGTAGTGAATGCCGACACCGTTCAACTGAACGCCCCATTTACGATTACTCCAGCTACGAGCACCCAAACCGGGCCGACGGCGATGTACCAGCCCGCCGAAGCTCTTTCGAGCGTTACGCTCTTCGACTACTGGAGCCCTTCCACCGCGGTGCAGCGCGTGCTGGCGGGCATGGCCGTCGATACACTCTCGATCAAACTCAACGGCGATTTCCACGAATTCGATTTCAGCGGGCAGGCGCAAGACTTGGTGGACACGGCCAGTTTTGAGAGCGGGCAATTCGGTTTGTCGAGCTTTCCCGCGGAGCCCACCGTGGCGCCGATTAGCTACTCGATCATTCCGGGAAACCTGGGCCAGGTTTGGCTGGGCAGTTCGCCCGCGCGTTTTTACACTTTGACCGCCGCCACCGTGACGTTCACAAACAATCTGGACCTGCGGGCGACTGAGTTCGGCGCCATACTGCCTCTCGCGATTGCTCCCGGACAGCGGACGGTGTCGATCAACTTCACCATTTTCGAAATGGATAACACGGCCACGGCGGCACTCTATCAAGCCGCCCGTCAAAACTCGCCCATCAGCGTCATGATGCAGCTTGGCCAGCAGCAGGGCGAGTTGTTTGGCATCTACATGAGTAGCGTGGTGCCACAGGTGCCGGCCTTTGATGATTCACAAACGCGGCTGCAGTGGCAATTTCAAAACTGCCGGGCGCAGGGAAGCGTGGATGATGAGATTTATGTCGCGTTCGGGTAAGGAAAGAAGCGAGGTCGCAGCGGGTCCGGGAACGATTCCGCGCAACGGCGCGGTGCACTATGACAGCGTAGTTTCGATTGACTCCAAAGCCGCACCGGGAGTCAGATTCGCGATCTACCGCATCTCGTTCGGGCGCCGCATGGAGCTAAGCCGGCGAGTCCGCGAGATCAGCCGGAAAGCGGAGTTTCTGCAGGCAGGCACGGAGCTGCACGAGAAGATTGAAGCCAACATTCTGGCGCAGGAAATTGACGCCATGTACTTACAGTGGGGGCTGGTGAAGATTGACGGATTAAGCATTGATGGCGAAACTGCCACCGTTGTGCACTTGCTGGAAAAGGGTCCCGAAGATCTGGCGCGCGAGGTAGTCGGCGCGATCAAGGAGCAGTGCGGGTTAAGCGAGGCCGAAAGAAAAAACTGATCGTCGCGTTCCATTTTCAGCGCGGAAACAAGGCCGCGTGGAATTGCGACCTATGCAGAAGGAGCGGCCTGGAAAGAAAGCGGCGATGCGGTTGGGTGGAGCATGATGCGGAGTCGATCTCAGCGCTCGTTTGGGCCCGAGGCCGAGTGTCTCTGACGACGTGTCCGACGTCGTACATCACATCGGAGAGCGTCGCGCTGCTGGAAGAGTTCCATGCCTGGAAGTTGCTTGGCGCAGGAAGCGTTTTCGAGTTGCCTGCGCGACTGGTGGAGGCGATCTTTGTTTTGGAAAACGAGCTGAGGGCGGAAAGCAACGATGGCCAGAAGTAAGTGGGAAGATCTTCTGCCGGCGAGCAGTGCCGGGAGCGCGTCTCGAAGTGACTTACTCGGGCAACTGGCCGCATCCACGGGTAGCGGAACTGGCGGCGGAGCGGGCGGCGCCAGCGTTACCGGTCTGGCCCAAAGCAGCAGTTCCGACATTACGGAGCAGTTGACTTCTCTGACGACGCAAATCAGTAGCCTCACCTCGATCCAACAATCGCAAATCAGCGCGCTGCAAGATAACACCCAAGCGCTCACCGAGAGCGCCACGTCGAAGACGAGCAGTGGATCTTCTGTTGGCAGCACGGTTGCGAGCGCTGCGTCGAGTTTCTTGTGCGGAGGTCTGAGCAGCCTGTCGCCCTTGATTGGCGGACTCATTAGTCTGTTTGGCGGCGGTGGCGGCCAGACACTCGCGGTGCCATCTCCGTTTATGTTGCCGTCGCCGGTGCAATCGAATGCCGGGTTGACCGCGAGCGCGCCCGGGCAAGTGGTTCCGGTTAGTTATGGAAATACAGGCCAGCCGCGCGCACAATCTTCCAGCGCGCCGGCGCAGGTCACTGTCCAAGTGAATGCGATGGACAGCCAATCGTTTCTCGATCATAGCGATGACATAGCAAATGCGGTAAAACAAGCAATCTTGAATTCCAATTCACTGAATGACGTAATCTCCAGCCTGTAGATATGAGCACGTTTCCAACATTGAAGACCGGGGCTGTGATGCAGTACCCCGCGCAACGCGGCTTGCAGTTCTCGACCACAGCCCTGCAGTTCGTGGATGGCTCCCAACAGCGCTTCTGCAATTACCAAGCGGTGCTTCACAGCTGGGTGATCCAACTTAGTCTGCTGGACCAGAGCGAGTTGCAAACGTTGCAGGAATTCTTCCGCGGCATCGCGGGACCAGCCGGAGACTTCGCTTTCACTGACCCCTTGAGTGGCACGAACTATTCCAGCTGCAGCCTGGCGAGCGATAGCATGGCGGCCCTGCTGGTGGGCGAATGGGATGGCAATACGTCCCTGACTGTGCTGCAGAACGGAAGCTGACATGCTTTATTATCCGCAGCTCACCACTGGATCCATCGCGCAATTCCCGGTTACCCGCACTGCCAATATGCGAACAGTTGCGAATCAACTTTCAAGCGGTTTCACGATCCGCATGGCCGATACCGGCGCACAGAAGGTGCAGTGGCGGCTGGTCTATTCGGATCTCACCGATGGCGAACGATCATCCCTGGAGAGCCTGTTTGAAGCTTCCGAAGGCCAACTGAACACGTTTACCTTCTTAGATCCCACCGACAATCTGTTGATGTGGAGCGAGGACTGGACGCAATCGGTGTGGACCCCCGATGCCCTGTTGCAAGTCACCGGCGGAATAGCGGACCCGCTAGGAGGTAGCGCGGCGATGCAGCTGACGAACACCGCGCAAACTACGCAACAGATCATTCAGAACACAAGTGGGCCAAGTTCGTTCATGTATTGCTACAGCCTATATGTACGGAGCGCGGCGCCCGCGACGATTCAACTGGTTGTGACGGCGACAGGACAAACCGCTCTTACTGCGGTAACTACCGGTGCTTCCTGGACGCGGGTGACAGCCTCCGGCAGCCTCTCGGTGCAGCAAGATGGAATCGGTTTTGGCGTGCAGTTGCCGGCCGGCGTGCAAGTGGACGCGTTCGGCGCTCAAGTGGAAGCGCAGCCTGGGGCGGGACTGTACAAGCAGACCATCGACCTCGGCGGCGTTTATTCGAGCACGCGGTTTTCTTCCGACTTACTGTCAGTTACGGCGACCGCGCCGAACCAGCACTCCTGCCAGATCGGCTTGATCAGCAGTCTGTGACGCGACACCAGAACGGAGCGCCTCTCGCACCATGACGACGATCGACGTATTGAAAGAGCTGGAGGTTCCCGGGACGCCGCTGCTCTTGTTCAACTGCACGCTGCCAACCGGCGACGTTCAGTACTGGAGCACTCACAACGTCACGGTCAATGGCAAGCAGTACCTGAGCCGCGTGCTCAAGCACAATATCTTCGATCTGAATTCCAGTCCGGAAGCCGCGACCGACGGCGTTTCCATAGTCTCCATCACACTTGCTAACGCAGACGCGTTTCTTTCCTCGATTGAGCGCGACATTGGATGGAAAGGATCGGACCTGGTGGTCACCTTTCTGTTCTTCGACTTGACGAGTCAAGTGGTGGTGTCAAACAGCCAGGTAGTGTTCCGTGGAATCGCAAACCCGCCGGATCAATCCACTGAATCCACCTTGCGTCTTAGTTTCACTAACACGCTGAACTTACAGCGGGTATTCTTGCCTGCGATCCGCATTCAAAAAACGTGCCCGTGGAACTTTCCAAGTACCGCGGCGCAGCGTCAGGAGGCGGTCAGCGGAGGAACGCAAGGGGTGTTTTCGCCTTTCTATCAATGCGGATATTCAGCGGATCAAACCGGCGGCGTGGGGAACTTGAATGCGGGCGCCCCTTACACCACTTGTGATTATTCGCGTGCGCAGTGCCAACAGCGAGGAATGTTCAGCACGGACAATCAGGGTAATGTAACGCGCAGGTTTGGCGGCATTGAATTTGTGCCGGCGTCGATTATTGTTCGCAGCTATGGTTCGAAAACATCGATTTTATCCACGCCCCTTCCGAATCAAGCGCTCTATAGTGACTTCGTTCCGCTGATTTACGGAACCGGATGGGTTCAGCCGCCCATTGTACTTGCTCTCAACGATGGAAATCTCACTCATTTCGAAGTGCTGCTGGGAAGCGGGCAGATCAGCAGCGTCATTACGGTCATCGTGAACAACACCCAAATCCCGGCTGGAGTGAGCGGGACGAATATGACGTCGACGGGTTGGTACAACGTCATCAGTTATGGAACCAGGAATGGCAACTTCAATCCGGACTTCAGTAATTCCGCCGGACAGCCGTTGGGCGATCCCTACGGCAGCATGGCATTCATGTCGCTGGTTGTTCCCAACTGGATTTCCAATGGAACATCCCTGCCCGATGTAGAAGTCCTGATTCAGGGCCTGGAAGTCGCGCAATTTAATTCCAGCGGCACCTACATAAGCAATGTGTTCACCAACAATCCAGCCTGGGTGATGCTCGACACGATGCTGCGCAGTGGCTGGAGCCTGTCGCAACTGGACATTCCGACCTTTGCGGCCGTCGCAACGAGATGCAACGCGCTGGTGTCGACAGTGGACGTGAACGGGAACAGCACTACGATCCCTCGTTATCAATGTAACCTTCTGCTGACCGGGAGCCGGAGCGCCGGCGACATCGTTCGCGGAATTCGGACCGCCTCGGCGATGTATCTCACTTTTGATTCCAATGGACTGATTCAACTCAATGCGGAAGACACGCTGGCGAACCAGCAGCCAACGCAGTCGGCTAGCAGCAATAGCACCGAAGAGTTGAACGGAGGATGGCCGGCTTACGAGTTCGGCGATAACGCGTTTTCAGGGATCGTGCGCAGCGCCAACGGGACACCCTCGCTCACGGTAACGTCGCAGAGTATAGCCAATACCCCGAACCAATATACGGTTGAATTTCAAGACGAGTTCAATGATTACCAGCAAGACAGCCTGTCGTTGGTGGATATCGATGATTTCGTCTTAACGGGGCAACAGGTTACGACTACGCTAACGGCGCTCGGCCTTCCGAATTTCGATCAGGCCAACCGGGCGGCGGCGCTTCAGTTATACAAGTCGGTCCAGGGCAACACATATATCCAGTTTGAGACAAGCGTGAAAGGAGTGGGGTTAAAGCCCGGCGACATCATCACGCTGACTTACGCAAGGGAAGGCTTCAGCCGGCAGCCATTTCGGATCACCAAGCTATCTCCCGGAGTCAATTTCATTACGGCTGTCATCACTGCTCAGATCCATGACGACGCTTGGTACACGATAGTCAACTCGGATGCGGGGGGCTCGGCGTTCCAGGCTCCCTCCGAGGTGGGATTGCCGAGGCCGCTGGTTGGCAGCCTGCTCGATAGCAACGGAGTGGAGCAGTTTGGAATCTCGGAGACTTCCACGGAGAGCACCGATGGAAGCGTCACCGAGAGTCTGTCGGTGTCCTTTTCGGTTCCGGCCAAGCCGGCGGCAAGCTCCGCAGGCATACCTCTGATGGGACTGAACGCTCAGGTGAATAACAGCGGGGGAACCTTGGCAGGCGGGCAAGCGCTGTATTACGGGATTAGTGCGGTTGACACGAACGGCGCCGAGGGCGGGCTATCATTCATTGCAACAGTCAACGTACCGGCAGGCGACAACACCAACCAAGTTACTCTCGTAAGTCTCAGCTTTTCGCCGGCGGCTGTTTCTTTTGACGTTTATCGCGGACCTAATCCCACGCAAATATTGCGAATCGCAAGTAATAGCGCGATCGCCAGCCAGTTTGTCGACTCGGGACTAACCGCATTGTTGCTAGGTCCTCCAGACCCCAATTACGATCACGCTAACTTCTATTGGCGCTTGGAACTGCAACCTCCCGAGCAAGTAAGCATAGACTCGGCGACGACCGTCGGTAGCAGCAGCCTGAACATGGTTGTGAACCTGTATAACGGCGCCACGGTGAGAATCACCCAGGGGACCGGAGCAGGGCAGGAGCAGACCATAGCCTCCAACACGGCCACTACACTCACCATCACGACGCCATGGAGCATCCCGCCGGATACCACGAGCTTCTTCCTGATAGCCGACTCTGCTTGGCAGTTCGGAGCGTCCAGCAACGCGTCGCCGGTCTCGTTTGCCGTGCCGAATCGCCAAGGAGTAACCGTTCATGTTTCCGGGCTGGCTGCAAACATCCTGGACCAGGAATGCGCGTATGCATTATCGCCCCTCACACGCTGGACAATCACGGGCTCGACCGGCACGGAGGTCGATAGCGACGTTCCACCACAGCCCGTCTTCGGCCTCTATCTGATGGGTGCTAGCAGCGTGGAGGTGCTGGGGATCGCGTTCTCCGACTTAACCAATACTTTATCTATCAGCGCGGGCACGTTGACGCTGGCATATTGGGATGAGTTGAACGGTCCTTCGACGATCTTGCTGAACGCCGCGATGAGCGCGACTGATGGTTCGTTCAGCGTGGCAACGGCAGTGTCGGCGTCCAGCGGCGCTCTGTTACAGATTGACGCGGAGGTTATGATCGTCCAGGAGAATCTGACAAACAGCACAACTGTTCCCGTCACTCGGGCCTCCCACGGGACTACCGCGGCAGCTCACACCGCTGAAACGGGCGTCTACCTGCTTGCGGAGAAAATCTTCATTCTGCCGTTCGCAGAGGACTTTTTTGGGAGTCCGGCGAGCGGAAGTTATGCGTTTCCGATCACGATTCCCGACGTCCGGATCGCCGCCGCCGAGCTGTTCATGACTAACTCCAGAGGCAACAGCAGCGTGGCCGCTGAATCGTTCACGAATACCACCGACTTGGGGCTTCGCACTCTTCTGGGAG